AGAAAAGAAGAAGATAAATCTTCTTCTCCCTGCAACATGTCGTCGCAGGGGCCCGAACCGGATAAATCCCTTCCTGCGGCCTTTCGGGAATCGTCCTATCGTGACGAGGCTTACGAGTTCGTCGAGTGGTTCAGGACTATTGCTCCTGAGAGCGTGAAGTTCGACCGTGACAAGTGGGCCATGGTGTGGTATCACCTGCGGTCAACCGATGCCAGGGCGGACAAGGAGGAGCTGATCAGAGCCATACGCTGGGCCCGGGGAGATCCCTTCTGGAGTTCCAACTTTCACAGCCCCCTCAAGCTGCGCAAGCGCAACGACGAAGGGGTGATGTACATCGACGTGTTTATCGAAAAAATGAGGCAATCAAAACAGCAGCAGTATGCAGGCAGTACCAAACCGAACGGTCGGCTCGGCCATCAGAAGCCTCTCGACCGGTCAGGGGCAGAACGCATTGCAGCGAAGATCGCAAACGATCCCCGCTTTGAAGCCTGATGGATCACTTGCGGTGTATCGCGACGGGATGACGAAGCAGGGCATTGCCTCGGCAGTGGCCCGGGCAGCGCAGGCCTTTCCGGCAATGAGCGAGGAGCAGCTCGACATCCTGACCGATCGGATGATCGAGAACCGGTTTACCGATATGCAGGCTCTGGACGCCGTGAACCACGTGATCGACACATATGAGGGGTGGGGCAAGCAGCCGAATATCGCGAACTTCATCAGTTTCGATGTGCAGGTGAAGACCTATACGCACCGGCAGGTCTGCGCTGAGGACCTGTGGGAGGCCGTCGAGGCGATTGATGTCGGTCAGCAGAAGCCCCGATGGGCGAAGAAGGAGGATATTGAGCGCCACAAGCTGAAACGCTGGAACAGGAGAGGAGCATGAAGAAAGATGACATCATGGCACTGAAGGGTGATCAATTGCGCGAGCTTGCCCTCGAGCAGCAGAGGAAGATCGAACGGCTCTACAAAGCCCAGGTCAAGCTCAAGCGTCAGGTGGAGGCCAAGGAGGCCGTCATATCCCACCTGCAGCGCAACAATACCCGCCAGATTGTCGATGCTGTGAGGCAGCTTGTACCGTTCAATCCTGGCGAATTGCGAGGCTCGTAACGATTCCGTCGTGATGGGTCCTTCCCGGTGTTTCTACGCCTTGATTGGTTCGTGAGCCCGGGATCTTTTTAGTCTGACTATCGAAAACGCGGAAAAATGTCAAAATGGTAAAACTGAGTACACTCCGGATCAACCCCGACAACCCCCGTCTGATCAAGGACGAGAAGTTTGAAAAGCTCTGCAGTTCTGTGAAGGACTTCCCGAAAATGATGTCACTCCGACCCATTGTGGTGGATTCGGATGGCATGATCCTCGGTGGCAACATGCGCTATCTTGCCCTTGATCATCTCGGATATCGTGAGATTCCTGACGAATGGATCAAGCGGGCTGAAGAACTGACCGAGGAAGAGCGGCGGCGTTTTATCATCGAGGACAACGTCAGTTTTGGTGAGTGGGATTTCGATATTCTCGCCAGCGATTGGGATATCGAAGATCTCAACGAGTGGGGGCTCGACTTCCCTGAGAAAAAAGAGCTTTTCGAGGATGAGTACGAAGTTCCAGAAGAAGATGAGATCGAAACTGATATCGTCCCAGGTGACGTGTTCGAGATCGGGCCTCATCGGATGGTATGCGGAGACAGTACTCATGCTGATATTGTTTTCACTTTGTTGCAGGGCGAAAAGCCGTTTCTCATGGTGACGGATCCCCCTTATGGCGTGAACTATGATGCCAGCTGGCGGTTGCAGGCTGGTATCGGCACCTCGGGCGCCTTAGGCAAGGTCATGAACGATGACAACGCCGACTGGCGGGAAGCCTGGTCACTTTTTCCCGGTGCAGTCGCCTATGTCTGGCATGCAGGCCTGCACGCCGCGACGGTGATGGAATCGCTGCATGCTGTGAAGTTCAAGGTCCGGGCCCAGATCATCTGGGTAAAGAACCAGTTCGTGATTTCGCGGGGGCATTATCACGGTCAGCACGAGCCCGCATTTTACGCACAGCGTCCAGGTGTCGATGACCAGTGGCGTTATGCAGAAGAACACGAGGTGCTCGATTACTCGGTCCGGGATGGAGAGTCAGCCGGCTGGGACGGTGACCGCAAGCAGTCGACGGTCTGGTTTATCGACAAGCCGATGAAAAGTGAGACCGGTCATAGCACTCAGAAGCCGGTGGAGTGCATGGGGCGCCCGATCAAGAATCACACTGGCGAAGTCTACGATCCGTTCCTCGGTTCTGGCACAACCATGGTGGCGGCTCATCAGCTTGGGCGCCGGTGTTTCGGTGTCGAGCTGAACCCGAAGTATTGTCACGTGATCATCGAAAGGATGAGAGCGATGGAAGATTCATTAAAGGTTGTTCGAAACGGACAGCCTTATAATGGATGAAACATTTGAAGAAATGGCAGTTGAGTGCAGTACGGCTGAATTGGCCAAGTATTTGAACATAACCCAGAAGCAGTTACGAACCCTTCAGCAGAACGGTGTGCTGAAGCGCATTGGCCATAACCGGTGGAATCCCACCCAGTGCGCCCATCTCTACATCAAGTACCTGCAGGAGTCGCAGGGACAAAGCAATTTCGAGAAGTACCGTGAACAGCACATGAAGGCCAAGGCCGAGGTCGCCGAGATTCAGGCCATGGAGCTCAAGGGAGAGGTGGCGTATGTCGATGAATTGCATGCCGAGTACGAGGACCTCGTGCTGCAGCTGAGGACGAAGCTATTACAGTTGCCAAGGCGGTTGTCGACGGTGTCCGTTCCTCGGGAGTCCCGGGGTCGTGAGATTATTTGGAGGCGCGCACTGCATGACGCCTTAAAGGAGATCGCCTCTGATGATGGAGTTGTTAAGCCGAGAAAGAATAGCAGAAAAAGCAAAAAAGCTGCTCAAAAGGATCGAACCGCCCCCAGCTGAAACCGTCAGTGAGTGGGCCGATGCATTTCGATATACCCAGGAGGGGAAGTACTACGTTTCCTTTGCCGAGTATCAGCGAGCACCGATGGATGCCATCAGTGATCCGTTTGTTGAAGAGGTGGTTCTGGTCTGGTCGGTCCAGACCGGTAAGACCGAAACGATTCTCAATACCATCGGCCGGTTTGTGCATCGTGAGCCGTCCAACATCATGTGGGTATTACCATCTCTGGAAATGGCTGGCAACGTTTCCAAGGAGCGGCTCGAGGCCGATCTTATCGATTGCACTCCTGAGCTGCAAGGTCTTTTTGCCGACAAGAGAACACGCGATGCCAACAATGCCCTTCGGTTCAAGAAATTCCCTGGCGGGTTCATCATCCTTCCCGGAGCGAACTCACCGGCGAGTCTATCGTCGTGGCCGATCAAAGTGCTTGTTGGTGACGAGATCGATCGGTGGGGAAAGCTGATTCGCGGTGAGGGTGATATTCTTTCCCTCGCAAGAAAGCGCACGGTCAAGTACAGCGATCGCAAGATCGTTTTGGTGAGTTCTCCGACAACGAAGGCGTCGTCGCGGATCTGGCCGGCGTACCTCGAGACCAACCAGCAGCACTACCACGTGCCATGTCCGCTATGCGGTGGTGAGCAGATGCTCAAATTTCCCAATCTGAAATTCGAGTATGACAGGGCGGCCATCGCCGAGCTGACGCTGGAGGAAGACGAGGAGGACTTCGAGTACCGGAAAAAAGCCATTGCGCGCCATATTCATGCCTGGTTCCGTTGTGAGCATTGTGGTGGCAAGATCGAGCATGAACACAAGCAAGAGATGGTGTGCAACGGACGGTGGGTTGCCAAGTACCCGAAGATCCATGAACGGCAGGGTTTTCATATGTGGCAGGCCTACTCGCCATTTGTTACATGGGCGGAGACTGCTGCAGAGTTTTTGCATGCAGACGGTTATCCGGATCGGTTGCAGGTGTTTGTCAATACCGTGCTTGGCGAGCTCTACGAGGAGAAAGGTGACCGCATTCATGAGCACCCCCTTATGGAGCGCCGGGAACAGTATCCCGGGCGGCTGCCGGCGAAGCTCGAGCTTATTACCGCCGGGGTCGACGTTCAGGGCGACCGGTTGGAGTGTGAGATTATCGGGTGGGCTGCTGATGGTGAAAACTGGTCGCTCGGGTACCATGTCCTTTGGGGCAATACGCAGCTTCGTTCAACCTACGGTCAGCTTGAGGAGATTTTCGACATGACGTGGATCCGCGAAGATGACGCGATGCTCAGTGTCGATGCTCTGGGAATTGACACCGGGTTCAACCCTGTCGAAAAGAAAAATACAGAGGGAGTCGATTCCCACATCATCTATGACTACGTTGAGGAGGCCTCGAAGCTTAACCGTGTTTTCGCTCTCAAGGGGAGTTCATCCCGGGTGGAGGGTGTTGTCAAGAAGACCAGGGCCGGTAGCCGACGCCTGACGTTGTGGATGCTGGACGGTGAGCAGATCAAGGATATCGTGCTGAAACGATTGAGCATTGAGCCAGGTAAACCAGGCAGCGCTCATTTTCCGTTGGACTACGATCGGGCATATTTCAAGATGCTGACAGCCGAGGAAAAAAGAACGCGTGGTGATCGGAAACAGTGGGTGAAGATCCGTGAACGAAACGAGGCGGTTGATACCCGGCAGTACGCCTACGCTGTGATGCTGATTCTCAAGCCAAGGTGGGGCAACATCAAGAGGTCGGTGGCGAAGATCGAGCCTGAACGGGAAATGCCGGTACAGGAACCGGATTTCCCCAACAAAAAGCGGAAGCTGAAAGTCAAGAAACGCAAAAAACTGAGGGGGCGGTTATGAGGATCTCTATCAGGTCGAATATCAAAGAAGTTTCCAAAGGCTTGAGCGCTCTCGAAAAGAAGTACGTTCCCAACGCGACTCGAAACGCCATCAATGAAACACTCTTCGGACTCCGCAAGGCTTTGCCAGACGAAATGCGTTCAGTCTTTGATGAGCCAGTGAGTTTCACGACCAGGCCCTCCGCCTGGCAGGTTGATAAGTCAGGCAAACACGAGCTGCATGGGGAGATAAAGCTCAAAAGGCAGCAGGCATCCTACCTCAAATACCAGGTGTACGGCGGCAGGCGCACACCGATACGCAAGGCTATTCCCGTTCCCCGCAAATCTCAGATGGCAAGGCATGGTGGATTGAAGAAGAACTGGAAAGCTTTGCTTGATAAACCCAACTACTTTACGGGTTCGCCGAAAGGACGGACTGACTCAACCCCGGGTATTTACCGGAGACTTGGAGTATCAGCGAAAAATCCGGGAGGTAAGCGATTACGGCTCGAGATTTCCTGGGAGAAAAAGACTGACTACCAGAAACGGTTTCACTTTCATGAGTATTCAGAGCGTTATGTCAAGGTCATTTCCGTTCACATTTTCGCAAGAAGCTCGCTTGGTATGTCAAGAACAGGGGTTGAAATCCATCTTCAATGAGACTGCCAAAAGATTTCCGTTCCATATGGAACGGGTTTCTTTTCGCGCCATTGCCAGCCTACAGGCCATTTCGGAATTTGAGGAAAACAACAATCCGACATGGCCGAACTTCCGACACAGATCCCATCACAACTGATTGCCGGCGACTCCTTCGAATGGGTAGTATCGCTTCCGGACTATCCTGCTCCCGAGTGGAGTGTGACCTATGCGCTGGTCAAGGATGGCGAGTGTATAACCTTTACCAGCTTGCAGGACGGAGAGAGCTTGGGGCATCTTCTTTCTTTCGCATCGGCTGATACATCAGGGTATGCTCCTGGCGTCTATAGTTACCAGGCTTCTGTCAGTAACGGATCAATCCGTAAAACTTTTGCAACTGGCTCTGTCAGGATTCTGCCGGATTTCGCGTCGCAATCGTCCGGGTATGACGGCCGCACCCATGCCAAAAAGGTTCTTGACGCTCTCGAAGGGCTCATCGAGAGCCAAGCCTTTAAACCACATTCCGAATACCAGATTGGCGGGCGAGCGATGAAGTTCAAAAGCTTCAAGGAACTGATCGAGGCGCGCGACACCTACCGTTCGAAATATCTCGCAGAGGAACGCAGGAAAGCAGGGAAATCAGCTATCGGCTCCATCAAGGTGAGGTTTGTATGAGTGAGCTCTTGCAAAACGGCCGGTTGCTTGACATGATGCAGTCAAAGGCGGGGGTAAGATCCACACGGTCTTCTTCGATGATGACAGGAGGGCGAGTGCCCGCCATGGGAAAAAAGGCGAGACGTCAGTTTACAGCGGCATCTTCGAGCAGGCTATGGAGCGACTGGCCGTCGGTCAATCTTTCACACGATGAAGTCATCGGGCGGGATCTCAGGGCATTGCGCGGCCGGTCCCGGTGGCTTGCATCCAATAACGGATACTACATCCGTTACCTGCTCATCAACGTTCAGAACATTGTCGGGCCACGCGGGGTCAAGCTTGACGCCAAGGTGAAGTTCGGTGGTGGCCAGTTTGACAAGGCCTCCAACGCCGCCATCGAGAACAGCTGGAAGCGATGGGGAAAGAAAGGCATTCCTATGCGCCGGTCGGGGTGGACCAGGCAGGACATGGAGCGGGCGATCATCTTCAATGTGGTTCGTGATGGTGAGGTGTTCATCCGCAAATGGTTCGGCAAGGGCGAGTTCGGCTTCCAGCTTGAACTGATCGATCCCATGAGGGTTTCAACCGATCTCAACAAGCCGTTGTCGAGAGGGTCCGAGATCATCAATGGCATCGAGTACCGCGACGGAGAGGTTCAGGCATACTGGATCAACAAGCAGGGCATGCGGAGTGATTACGAAGGTCGGGAAGCAGTTCGAGTGCCGGCGAAGTATATCGAGCATCTGTATTTCCCATTGGAAGCCGAGCAAAAAAGGGGTGTCCCGTGGATGGCATCCGGTATGCAGCGGGTGCATATGCTCGACAAATATGAGCATGCCGAAGTGACACAAGCAAGAATCGCCGCGGAAAAGGGCGGATTTTTCACAAAGACAGGAGCTGAGGCTGAGGGCTTTGACGGAGAGCCGGGTGCAGAAGACGATGAAATCGAGTACCTGGATTCCGATGCAGGCAGTTTCGCGACTTTGCCTGAAGGCTACGACTTCAAGCAGTTCGACCCGACCCACCCGACGACTGCCTTCGATCCATTTTCTACAAAGCTGCTGCGCGGTATTGCTTCTGCCGGCAACATCAACTACAACAGCCTCGCTAACGATCTCAGTGACGTGAACTACAGTTCCGCCCGGATTGGCCTGCTTGAGGTTCGCGATAACTGGCAGGAAAAACAGCAATGGCTCATCGGTTGGTTTCATGATCCCATTTTCCCGGACTGGCTCCGCATGGCCATGACCACCGGTCGGCTGAATCTGAGCTTCGCTCGCTATGACGAGTATCTGCAGGCGGTCACCTGGGTGCCTCGGTCCTGGGCTTGGGTTGATCCGCAGAAGGAGGCGATCGGTAACCGAGAGACCGTAGGTCTGCGCGCAAAAAGCTTGTCTGAAGTCGCCGCAGAACGCGGTGTCGAGTTCGAGGAGGTCATCGATTCACTTGCCAAGGAGCGGGAGTATGCAGAGAAAGCCGGGATTGACATGAGTGCCATTTTTAGTAAAAAAACCGGCGAATCGTCGGGCGACTATGCTCTGCGGAGCCTCTTGCTCAGGATCGAAGCGCTTG